AACTCTCTTCTGATGTAGAAGTGAATGCCAACCCATTGCACCTAGTCCAAGACTACGTTCTTGAGTGGCTGAGTATCGAGCACGTTGAATTTCATCGCCTGCGTTATCAATGAAAAACTGTAGTACATTGTCGAGAAACCTAATAAGATCACGAACAAGAGTTGTATCTTTCCACTCATCATATTTCTCCAAGTTCAAAGAAGACAAACAACAGACGGCAGTTCTGTCTTCAGATGTTGGTAGATGGATTTCATTACATAGATTAGAACCATGTATCTTTAATCCCTTCGACTTCATTGTGTGTGGTAATGCACGATTAGCAGTATCAATGAAGTTTAGATATGGTTCACCTGTACGATAACGTACTTCTAGGATTTGTTGCCATAACGTCCTAGCAGGCATACTTTCACGAACTGTATCTTCATGTGGGTCTTTTAAATCCCACATACCATCTCTTTCAACAGCACGCATGAAATCATCTGTGATATTAATAGCATGATGCAGATTTAGGTTCTTACGGTTAACGTCACCTGTTGGCACTCGCATATTCAAGAACTCTATCAGGTCTGGGTGTGAGACATCCATATACGCTGCATACGAACCTTTCCTAGTTTTTCCTTGTCTGTATGCAGTCATATCTGCGTCTACCGTATGCAAAAATGGCATTGGCCCTGGCGCCTTATCTGAGATGGCACGAATGTCACTCCAGTGTCCACCGACACCACCACCTTTAACAGACAACCAACGCAACTCAGCAGAGTGGTCGATTAGTCCTTCAAGTGAGTCTGGAACGTAAGTCAAGAAACACGAGATAGGTAATGCTTTTGCTTTCTGCCCTGGCATTGGGGCGTTTGATAATACTGGAGATGCAAACATAAACCACCCTTTAGATACTGCATCATAGATGCGTTGAGCAAGTTCTAAGTCACCATCACAATATGCTACTGCAGCACGAGCGAAAGCTTGTTGTGGGGAATCTTCGTTGTCATTACAATAATAGTCTTTAAGAAGTTTGTACGCTTGTTCTGATAAATCTTTGTCTTTGTTTCTGTTTATGTTGATACCGAGGTGGTCGAGACCTGTTCTTTCCTCAGTCTTGGTGAAGGGGATGATAACTTCTGCCAGACTTTTCATATTTTTATTCTCCATTGTTTCTAATATGTGCGTTTCCACGAATTGAAAACGGTTTTTGCTTTTAACCCCGAATGGGAGTTACTATGTATAATTCCTAAAACCTCTGCTGGTAACATTCCAGAGAGAATCATGTCGTTTATGTCTTTTTCTTTTATGGTATTAGGCCAAAGACATACCTTATATCCTTCATCAATACACCGCTCAATCTGTTTACAAATCTCAGGATTTCTAGGTTCGTTGTCGGGTACTAGAACTGCTTTATCTTTAAACTGGGGTACACGCAAATCACTCTGTGCAACAGCAATAGAGTTGTCAAGGAACAGACTATCGAATGGCCCCTCTGTAACATAAATGTTACGAGTCGGGTCTACTCTATCCATCCCAAAGATTTTGGGATATTCTGTATCCAATATAATCGTAATGTACTTTTGTTTTTCGTCACCGAATGATCGCCCTTGATAGGCGAATATTTGTCCGTTCTCCTTTCTAAATGGAATAATCATACGAGGATGATCTCCGTCCAATGAAGGGAACTTATCTTGGACTTGAGTATTGGTGAACTCATAAAACTTAGGACTGAAATATATATCATTCCAAGAATCTCTAGGCAGCGATCTTTCATCTAAAAACGACAAAGCTGGATGATTTTTTTCCAGTTCTGCAAAAGTTTTTAGATTACCTAAACGACTCTTGAATTTAGGTGCAGTGAAATCGAACTTTGGTTTTGGAGTTTTGTATCCACCTTTATAAGGCGTACCATTAGTACCTTCCTTATATCGTTCCATAACATACTCTTTGTACAAGTTTGCATCAACGAACTCAATCAGTTTAGCAACAGTTGTACCCATAGCACAGTTGTGGCATTTAAAGAACAAATCATTCTTTGTTCTGTAAACAAACCCACGTGCTTTGTTCTTTTTCTTTGAGGAATCGCCACAGTACGGACACGAAAAGTTCCACAAGTAATCTTTCTTCTTGGAGAAGTTTCGGAGTCTGGGGCCTATGAGGGACATGTACTTCGTATCAATATAATTCATAAGGACTATGATACATGAAATACACTAGATTGTCAATAGATTTTACATCATTGCTGGAAGTATTTCTGTTAGGGCGAACCCTACTACAATAGAACCACCGACAATAACATAACGCCATTTCTCAAGCACACCCACTCTGTCAGTTAGTTCTTCACGCAATTTAGCAAACTGTTCTGCTTCATTACGGCCGTGTTCACGCATAGCATCAACTAGACGGCGTTCCATCTCACCCATTTGAGTAGATGTTTCTTTGGCGTTAGAAGTTATGCGACTATGCAAATCTTGTACGGTATCTTTAAACTCGTTCTCTTGTTGTTCCAATTGTTCTTCCTGACGTAATATTTTTTCTTCATGTACAGCCATAATTGTATGTAATGATTGAGAAACGTCAGCAATCTTTTCAATTGCAGAATCCAATCTAAGATGAATTTGCTTCATCTCACTGACTTCTCTCTTGAGAAGTTCTACTTCTGTGTCTAAGGTTTTAACCGTTGCCATTTTCTAATTTCTTTATACGAGTTTCTAGTTCATCTATTTTCTTAGTAACAAAAGGATACTTCTTTCTCCAAGCATCCTCTGGTTGTTTTAACCAATTCCACTTATATTTAGTCACCAAATAATCTAGAAACTGGTCTAGTTTACCATAACTCCAAATACCCATCTTAGTATCTTTGAAGTAAGCAAGGAACGCTGCACCAAGCAACGCACCAATTATACTGGTATAAATCCAGAGTGTATCGTCAAATAGTCCCATTATAGATTCTCCGTATGTTTAATATAGTTATCCATACCGTGGTCTTTAACACCATCTATGGCACTACTTCTCCAACCTCTCCACTTGTCCTTTGCCATCTGCCAAAATGTAAGTGTTCTAATATTACCATAGAAGTTGATGTATGTCAAGAAGCCATGATGTTTATATCCCATCAACCACAATGGTACTCTTGTTACGATATCATTGTTGTTTACAACTCTAAGGTGTGGTGTCTGAATATTCTTTACGAACTTACGAGTACCAACACGAGGCGAACCAAACGTAGTCAATTGTACTACTGTCTCATTCTCTTCAAATCTTGAACATGCAATAGTTGCCATAGCAGCACCTAATGAATGTCCAGTGATATAGAAACTCTTTTTGAGATGTTTACTTCTATGTGCTACGAGTTGTTCCCATAACTTATTACACTCTTTTACAAAACCAGAATGTACTAAACCGTGTGTCATTGCACCACGAGGCCATGCATTCAAGTCTGCAAGAATATCAGATAGTTCATCTGGTTCTGTTCCTCTGAAACATAAGACATACATCTCCTTGTTCCATACAGCATGACATTGTGCGCCATCTACCTCAAAAAACTTATGGGTAAATCCCATACTTCTAAAAATAACTTTTGCTTCTTTACCGTCTAAGTATGCATTAGCTGCCAGTTTTGCCATCAGATTGATCATCTTCTTCTCCTTGGTTAGTTATTGCACTCTCGTAATAAAGAATAATTTGTTTCTGTTGTTCAATATATCGTCTTAACTCTGCAATATTTTTTGATAAATTTTCGTAGTCCTTTACAGATATAGCAATGTATGAATCTGCTCCGTTCTTCGCTTCGAATTCTTTTTTGAATTCTTCAAAGTTTTCTTCTGGCGATACAACGTAAATGGATATATCATTTAGTTGAACCGACTTTGGCCCAGGCACAGTTGGAATTTGTCTTTCGATAATCTCCGTTACTGTTATAATTTTTGGTTCTGGTCTTATTGACGAACAGCTACTCAGTAATACTGTCGCTGTCAGAACTAGTAATAGACTCAAGGTCATCCCATAGTTTGTCTGTCGCATTTTGCATCCTCTTTTCAATTAGCCCTGGCTTCTTATTCGCCAAGTGAGTCAAATTGTGCTTATTCAAAGTGTTACGCAATTCATCACCATACTTCTCTGACTTCTGTAAGTCCTGTACAAGTTGATTAGTAAGGTTGTTTAACCTTTCTGCGTCTGCACCCATCTTGTTGATAGTCGCCTGATTTGTCTCATTAGCAACTTCTAACTTTGCATTATTCTCACGCAACTGGGCAATGGTATTTTGGGTGGTGTCATAATAGTACTTAGCACCATATCCGATACCACCCAATAGTCCCACTACAATAATTATTGCATATAATTTAAACATCTCATCTCCAAGGTAGCATGGTCATGCCCAGAAGGTTTAGTAGCAATTCAACAACAACTAATGCAATACCACCAGCTCCTATTTGCCATGCCCACCATTTCCAACCTTCTAAACTATCTGCCCATGCTTTTAGTTTTGAATTTCTTGCTTTATCATATGCGCCAGATTTTTCACCGACATGTTCTGCCCACCAATTAGGGTCAAGAATGTTCTTTAACATAATCAAAGGCCAAAATATAATACGCAAGATTCTCATTTATTCAGATTTCCACATAGTCCATGCGCCATAAGCAATTGCAATACCAGCAGCAATCTTTGCAAGTGGTGCCATAAAGAGAATCATTAGTCCAAGTGCGATACATACGCCACCGTCCCATGATGTTCTTTCTTTTAATCTATTTTTAATCCACGTTCTCATATTTTTTCTCCTATTAGAAGGATAGTTTTGTGTCTGGAGTTTTAAAGTCTTTCTTTCTCATTACCGTCTTGGCAACTAAATCCAGTTCTTTACCATCCCATTTTAATACAAACGGCATATTAACATCCGTTTGCATATCGTTGATTACTGCCTCGGCATCAGGCCCTAGTTTGGCAATCTTCTTACCATACTTCTTATAAGACTGTTTGAACAATCTAATAAGTTCTGCAACAGTAATCTGTTTCTTGTTTCGTGCATCATTCACTCTATCTAAAAAGTGTCTGGTGAACTCAACATCAATACCAACAGATTTATACAATCTATCGGCATACTTTTCAACACCGTCCAGATCACTCTTAGTGATCTCTTGTTCTGACAACAAATATTGATTAAAGGTTTTCATTACTTTATCTTAGATAAAGCAAAGTCTGCTATCTTCATAAACTCAGCTTTCTTGCCGTTTATCATCTTTAGCATTTTTTGTTGATTTGATTTGTTTACCAAATCGAATACTTGTGTTACAGCAGACGCAGTAAACAAATCTACTTTCATAGCACCATCTTTAAATTTGACACTTTTGTTTTGTTTACTCTTTACAATGTTCTTTAGAACATCTACGTTGTCTTCTGCAAGAAGGTATTCATTTTCTCTGTTAAGAGTATTCTCTTGAACCTTCGCTGCAAGTTTAGATTGTTTCTTCATCTCTCTTTTCGCCTTTAGTTCAGTCATACGTCTGTAGAATTTTCTTGCTTCTTTTGTTCTAGCATCGTAAGGTTTTTTGTCTTTCTTTTTCTTCTTATCCATCTGCACATCAGGGGGCATTGAAACTGCGCCGCTACTTGCATTATTGGTTGGTACGTCTTCTGGTATCAATCCCAAATTTGGATCGTCATAAAACTTTTTCATTAAATCATCAAAGTTAAGTGACATATCATAAATCTCCTATGTCTAATTCCTTTATATCCTCAGAAGATACAAAAATCTTCTGTTTTGTCCTTTTGTGAATTACAGGGAACACATCTACGCCTAGGATAGTGTCGGCTGGTGGTGTGTCTTCAAATACTTCAACTTCATCTCCACTGAGAGCATCAAAGTCTTCCTCTTCTTCACCTGTTACAATAACATCTTGTGTTAATGTATATATCCCTTTAGACAACTTTCCATTATCCAAAGTTACTTCTTCTGCAATCGTATTATCAAGTTCGATATTATTCTCTTGCAAGTACTTTAGAAATTCTCTTTCAAATACTTGGGGGTCTTCAACATGTTCTTTTAATGTATCTTTTAATAGAAATAGTGCTGCAGCATACGTCCCTACTTTGGAACGTAATCCTGGCACTTTCTGAAATATTTTTTTGATGTTAAAGACAAGTTTATGCAGTACAGTGTATGCACTCTGTTCTGTTTGCTTGTACAGTTTTTTATCTGTCCTTTGACCCTTCTCATCAATGATACCTAGTTTATAAGCATCAGTCTTTTCGAATGGTGTTGTCAACAGTCTAATAAAACGGTAGGTAACAAATAAGTCTATTGCTCTTCCCATTATAGTTTCCTTAGAACTTCTTGAATTCTTTTATCTTCATGTATATCAGATAACTCTGTCTCTGTTAACATCCCTAAAAAATTCATAAAAGTTTTTAGAGTTGTCCAGTATACAGGTTCAATCTTGAATATCAATAAAGTAGAACCAGCTTCAGTACCGAATACATTACTGATAACAATTAAATGGTTCAGTATTAAGCGTTCTTTCAGTTCACCATTATCGTGGTACTTTCTGAACAAACGCTTAAGATACTTGAATCGTTTCATATCGTCATCGAATTCGGGTTCACCTTCACACTGGGGATTGTCATAATGTCGCATGGCGAACATCCTAACATTGTCAGTCGTTATTTTTTCAAACATAATAAATGTAACCGTTTATACGATTTTGGTTTTTAGAAAATGTGTTCCGTTAACTACAGCGTGTTCAATCTCTAAAGAAAGACCACCCTCAACTCTATGTGAGATGCCGTCATCATTAATGTCTTCACCTGTTTCATCTTTACCAGTGCGTCCACCAAACTGTGTTAGCGGCATTGATACTTTGCTTCCCCCTTCGGCGAGGTTGACTTCATCAAAAGAAAGTCCTAGTCTACTAAGTCTTTCTCTAACTACACTCAAAGCGTGCTCAGGGACAAGATATTCCATCTGTCCCATTGCACCTAGAAATGAGTTGATTCTTTCAACATTCTTGGGATTAGCAATATCATTTGAAAAGGAATCAGTGTCAACTGGATAACCAGCATCAGATGCTTTTTCTACTACGAATTTGCTAAAGTTTTTCATTACTCATCATCCTCTTCTTCGTCAAGGTCTTCATCAAAATCTTCTTCGATTTCAACTTCTTCTACTTCAACTTCTTCAACTTCTTCAACTGGTGAAGAGTTTGGATTTACTTCCAAAATTTCTTGAAGTGTTTCTTGAGACTCTTCCCAAGTTACAACTTTCTTTTGGATAGGTGATCCATTTGCGCCCATACGTTCAGCCATGATTATCTCCTTATGCTAATGTACAACCCACATGAGATAGAACAACCCAATTACTATTTGTAAACAAACATGTAACCGTGTCACCTACGTCATTTAGGGTAATAGTTGAATATCCAGCAAGTGCAGCGGGAGTAATAACAGAGTCACCACCATCAGCAATCATTGTGATGATTTTGATTTGTCCGTTAGTTCCGTTTGCCATTGAACCAGCATGTGCGCCACCAGCAGTCGTTGTATCAACGTGCGTGATAGAAGTTGCAACAGAAATTGCTTCTGTAGTTGTGTCACATGTATGTACTGCATCGTCCAATGCAATGTATGTTGGAATGTTATTAAAAAAGTTAGCAACTGTAAGTTTCTTATTTACAGGGTTGCCACTTGGGTCATCAATAACGTGTAATAGATCTTCAGCGGCAATGCCTGCTCCAAGATCCGCTAGTGCAGTAATTTTTTTATCTGCCATTTCTTTTCTCCTTAATTGTTAAAACCCTCAACTCAATACCTCCGTTACGGCGGCATTATTGTCTTGCGAGGGAATGCTACTGTCGGGACTCGACTCACTTAATAGGTTTAGAAAGACATCACATTGTTGGATTGCGCCTTGTATGGCATTACCCTGTGAAGTTAACTGCACCTTCATCTTATCTAGGTCATTGAGACGATCTTGAACTTTATCAAGATCGCCTTTCAGAACCAATTTTGTATTTTCAATTTCACTAACACTCAGTGTCTTTTCATTATTTTTCATAATATCCTCTTCTTTATACTACTTAGGCAACCGCTGTCATCGTGGCTGTACCAGCAACAACTGCAACACCAGAGTTAACTGTTGTACCAGTATCTTTGATTGTTCCACCAGCAAGTGCAATGTTCTGTACAGCAATTGACAATACGTCATCAGCAGATACAGTAGAACCGGCTGCACCGATTGTATGTCTGAATACAAGTTTATTAGTACCTGTACCAGATTGATACGTTGCACTCAACGAAGCAGCAGAACCGCCACCCGCTTGTGAGTTAGTAATTGCGATTGTTGGTGAACCTGTTACAGTTACCTTCTCATTGAAAGTAAGTCTAACATCAATGTTACCACCAGCACTTACATCAAATGCTGCACCAACGAATGCCGATTTATTAATGTCTGCACCAGCAATTGCTGTTGCAAGTCCACCGATTGAACAAATTACTTCTTCAAGTCCTTTGCCATTTAGTTGTACCCAACCTTTTGATGTTGCGTATACGTCTTCTTTTTGAGCTGCAGTAAGCCACTTTGGTTTCGCTTCATCTGCATCTGTGTTTCCCCATAGGGCCATAGTCTTTCTCCTTAATTAAGATTTTACTCTTTTATTTATCTAAATCCATTTCTCTTCAGCTGAGAAATAGTGTTGTTGGGGGATGTATGATGAATCCCAATACCACCAGCGGACTCCCATTCCTTGATATTTTTGATATAATCATCAATCAAGATGTTAGGTTTCCCACCAGTTGTGGCATATTTTTCTTTATCTGCTCTCTTTACTAGATGTACTTTACCAGTAGGTTTAGCATTCTTCGCTAACCACGCCTTCTTGCCAGGCCTACTGTTTCCATCGTTACTTGAGTATGCAGATAAAATATTCGCTTTATATCTGTTAATAAATTTCCACATCTTGTCTGCGCCAGGCATCCAAGGAAGAGTGTGCCAAAAATCTTTCTTTGCACGAATCTCTTCCCAACGTGTCTCTTTCTCAACAGTATCAAACTTCTTACCAGTGAGTTTCTTATACCCACCAAGTAAATCTACGATAACCATATCCATGTCACAGTAAATTTGTGGTAGCTCTTCTTCATTAATTTTTGTGAGTTCCACAAGACTTTTCATCTTTAGCCCTTTTCTTTAACTGCAACTTCTACTTTTGACATAGGTTTCCCTGTCATAGTAGTGTCACCCTTAGAATCTTTAGATGGTTTCTCATCTTCATCTTCTTCTTCAGTCTTAGCGTCTGCTTTCTTTGCTGCCGCTTCCCACATTGAACGAACAGCATCAGCGACTGTATCTTCTTTCATAGACTTAGAAACTGCCTTGCGTCTTTTGTGCAAGAACTTATCTGAAGAATCAACATCACCATCATTGTCGATATCTTTGTCTTTACGGTCAGCAAACTTCTTCTTTACTGCTTTAGGTTGAACTGCGTCCAAACCTTCACCGTCATCAGACTTGTCGTTCTTATTAGTTTCAGTTTTCAATGCTTCTTCAACATCGTATTCCTTACCACCAATAGTAAAGGTTTTGTCACCCTTTTCTTTTGCCATCTTTGCAGCATGGATGTAGTTATTCTCATCCTTTTCGTCTTTGGGTTTCTCACCCTTTTCTTTTTTAGAGATAGCGATTGCAGCTTGTTGAGCAGGGGAAACTGCCTCAAGCACAGCCTGTTCTAGACTACCTTCTTTTGTTTTAAGATACTTGGGCATATTATTTCTCCTGTGCATTCATCTTGTTAATAGTTTCTTGCGCCTTTGCGATTTGCAATTGCAATTGTGCGATACGAGTTTTCTTCTTATCGTCTCTACCTTTTTCTACTTCTTTTGCAGAATCAGGTTTGTTTGGTTCTTCTGCTTCTTCCTTCTTCCAAGGAAATTTACTTAGAGTTACTTTCTCTTTACCTTTCTTGGAAGAGGCAGCTGACTTTGCGAGTTTCTTTGCAAGGTCTGCCTTTTTGTTTTCAGAAACTTCTTCTTCTGGTTTATCATGTGTATAACCCATCTTCTTCATTTTAAGATGGTCATCCATAGTATTCGCCTTATAACCTTTACCAGTTTTAGGGTCGTACATCATGTGTGGTTCAAAGTCTTCTTTAATATCTACTGGTGATACTGCCATATCTCCCATAGCCATTGTAACCTTTTCGTCTCTCTTATACAAGTATCTTTTTGCACTTGTAGGACTATCTTTTCTTGCCATGGTAATCTTTTCTACTCTACCTTTGTTTACCATGTTCTTAGACTTGACAATATACTCAATAAAATCTTTACCCTTCTCTAATGTAGAGTCGTGTTTAATTTTAACAGTAGAACCCTTCTTTAATTTGTCAAAGACTTTTAGTAGTTTAGGGTCATTCATCTTCATACCCTCATCAAGTTCAACTTCTTCTTCAACTTGATATTCATTCTTGAAGATGCCTTTGCGTTTGTGATCACCGATGATTTTTGCCATCTGGTCTTTTGACATACGCTTATACTTTGGCATAGACATTAAGTAATCAAATGCATTGTGGGATTTCTTACCACTTTGCGACATATACTTTTCATAATCTTTGATGAGGTTTTTGTTTTCATCTAGTTCAACTTCTTCTTTGTACATATTAAGTTCATATGATTTACCAGTGTTGTATACTTGTACTTGGATACCCTTCTTACTTCCTTTTGCTTTTAGTCTGTAAGTGTTTGTTTTGCCTGTCTTTGGTTTCGCTGGGCCTGTTGCAACCTTATCATCAATCTCTTCTGGGTCGATTTCCATACCAAACTTCTTTTTAGCAAATGCATATGAATGTTGCATTGCGCCAGAGAATGTTTTGTGATACAAGTCGTAACCTGTAGATGATTTTGCTTCTTGCATCATACGTCCATTCTTGTACATACCATGCTTCTTTAGAATCTGTATCACTCCATCACGAGGGTCAGTATCCATATCTGAAACAAACTTCTTCATTAACATGAATGCTTTGTCTTGTACTGATTTTGATGAGTTCTTACCAATAACACGAACATATGCGGCAACCTTCTGAAAGTCAGTCTTATCAATACCACCACTTTTCTTAGCGTAGTCTTCTAAGGATTTAGATGCAGCATCAAAATTAATTGCTTCTTCGATTGATTCTTGACAATGTTCTTCATTGCAAGATACACATGGTGATTCACCACAATCACATCCACACTCAACATCTTCGTTCTGCCTTTTAAGAACTGCGGCGACTTGTTTATGATCAGACAACCCCTTCTTAATCTTTTCAATAGCAGTAACAGCACCTGACATATTACCACCAGCATATCTTTTATCTGATGCAATACCGATTGCCATCTTGATTTGTTTTGGAGAATACCCTTCACGAACTTCGGAAAGAGCTTCCATCATTGTTTTTCCATATCTTGTCATTTTACTTTTCCCAAATTTGTATTTGTAAAGAGTCATCACCTTTAATAATTCGATGATACTCCATTGCGTTAATATTGTAGAGTTCGCCCTTAACCAACTCCACTGGAAGTTCATTATCCATTTGAAGTTGCCAACCGACACCCTCTAGGATTTTAATCTCCCTATCATTCTTATCACGATGCCAGACTAGTTCCTCTTCATCTACATGTTCTGAAAAGGTTCTAAGTTTGTATCCTTTCTCTAGTATGTCCTCATAAGGATCTACCAAAAGAAATTACCCCCACCACTCAATCCAAGTTGTTTTGCATATCTTGGCAAATTACATGCCCAATATCCTGCCTTGGTTTTGTCTTTCTTGTTTGCACAATCATGTCTTGCAGCAAACGATTTTCTTGCCTCTGGGTCATTCAACTTAACTTTAAGTCCACTTGTGTCTCCCCAAGAAACCTTCTTAATATTACCAGATGATGGGTCTTTTACATACACATAGTACTTCTTAGAACCACCAGACTTAGGTTTATTTAAGTCAACATCTTTACCTTGATACTCAGATTCCATCATAGGACAATCTAAAGGTACATTCTCTCCCTCATAAATTGCATACTTACCAATGTCACCTTCCATCAAGTCCCTGTTGAACCCTGTAGGATTAAACTCACCAGCCCTATACTCAACTCTCTTCTCTTGAAAATATTCGTAGTACTTCTCAGAACCTACACGATATACGTTTGATTCTATTAGACTAGCAGTCTTACATTCTTGACAACAATCTTCTGTGCCACAATGTGAATGTTCTTTGAACGATAGTACTGGTTGGAAAGGAGTCATTTTCTGTCTTTCTTTTCTTTGTGCATCAGTTCCGATTTCACGAGAATCTTCTGCTTCTTCTTTCTGTCCTTTGGCTTGTTTCCACAAGTCTGCATCACCAGTAGTTCTAGTTTTACCACCTGTGATAAAAGAGTTGACTCTAGCAAACGCCCACTGTTGTGGTGTTGTGCCAGGGCGGTGTCCTGTCTTCCACGCCGCCATACCTCTGTCGTATACTTTCTTTAAAATGCCGTATGAGATACCAGACTTATCTGCTTTCGTAACAAGTCCTTCAATCTTCTCATCCAATAAAATGATTTCAACTTCAGGCGGGTAATCGTACCCCTCTTTAGGAACACAGTTAGGAACTTCCTTACCGTTCTTCATCTTAACGCCAACTTGTTTATGAGTGTCCCAACATGGGTCTTCCTCACCAAACATATCTTTAAATTTCTTAGTGTGCTTTGATGGTTTAGTATCTGCACCCTTATCGCCAGGCGCAGGCCCATCTTTTGCTTTTGCAAAGTGTGCCGCACGCTTCTTCTTAGTTGAAACAGACATCTCATCACCATCAGCATCTTTTGCATAATACTTTGCTGGTTCTGAACCTTTTCTGTCTTTAATATCTTTATCTTGTTTTACTTCGTACAACCATTTCTTGTGTGTAGTACCATCTGATTCTGCGAATACAAGATAGTTAGTTCCTCTACGAATAACCTTACCAGATACTCCAGTATAATTATCTTCTACTATATCACCAATTGCATAAAGTTTGCCTTCTATATACAGGTCACGAATAACGTCTTCTTCTGTCTGTTCTACTTGGTGTGTGATGAATGACTCACGAATACCCATGTGTTTACGAACATCTTTGAATAGAGACATTCCTTGACTAAAAGTTTTTGGAAGTCCATTCTTGAATGAATCATAGTCATCACCAGAAGCTGCAGCACGCATCTTAGAAGCAGACATCCCTGTCACTCCTTCTGCATCTGGGTCTCTTTCGCCAGCAGATACAACTTCAATATTGTCGAATCCATAATAACCGTGTCTACCTTCAACACCATTATACTTGTTCAACAATGTATCAAACTCTGTTACACGATCAGAACCAACAACCATTACAATTGATTTGTGTCCTTTATTGTGTAGTGTTACTGCAATCTCAAATACTTGTCTTGCTTTATCTACAAAGATACTTCTAGAATGTTTTGGGAACATCTTCTTCATATATGCAACTTTCTTTGCATATGGAAGAGGGTCTTTCTTTGGGTTTTCTGAATGTGATGCAAAGACATAGTAAGGTGCGCCAGCATTTTTCTTTGCTTGTTTCGCAACTGCATCTAATAATTTTTCATGCCCAGTAGTTGGTGGATTGAATCTACCAAAAGTGAATACAGCAGTATCACCACGAGCTTCTCTGATATCCTTAAAACTTTTCATTCTTCTGTACCCGATCCTCTTATCATTTATCCCATGCCTTTATTGCGGTAAAGTTGTTAAAACTAAATTCCATTCTATCTACAAGTTTGACTGCATCGCCTGATACTCTGTCAATTGCAACGTAACCCTCTGGGTTAGTTACTTTAAACCCATTTGCAGTTTTAATGAATGTATCTGTTAATCCCTTAACACTATTTAGTTTACTTACAACGCCCATTTTTGCATCAACCAAGTGTCCTTGAAATGCGATAATGTTTTCTAAATTCTTTGTATGTTTTTTTACTTCACGAAGATACTCAGTTTGGAGATTGGTATATTTTTCTTTACCTTTGTCACTCTTAACTTTATCTATTTGTTTTTGAATTGCATCGAATACCCACTTCTCGTATCCTTTTGCATGTCCTCTAGGGTCAGTAATCTTCTGCCCTTCACGAACTTTACTATTATTGTATGTTTTTAATTGAGCACCAGCAAGTGTTCCAGTAAATACATCCTGTAGTTTTAGGAACTTGTTTAGTAGTGGTGCATTGATTCTCTTGAATGTAGAACCAGCAAGAGATAAAGATTTTGTAACCTTTTCAGTTTCAGATGCAGTCATTGTAGCCTTACCAGATACGTCCTTGTAAGTTGCATCGTCCATCCAAACTGATGAAGGTTTGGTAAGCCCTTTAATATTTGCACCGAATGACGCTTTCATTCCTTGCAAATCTGATCCAGCATATGTTGTGTGCCATACGACACCAATCTTCGAAGACTTAATTTTATTACCTAAATCTGAATTTACATCTACTGCATATACGATTGTATTAGGTTGGAAAGTGTAGTACTTAGTACCATCTATAGTTGTTGTGTCAACATCATCAGATGTATACATCAAGTCGCCCTGTAGAACGTCTTTAATACCCAACTTAGAAAACTCTGAAAGGGCAACTTTAAACTTACTGTTCAGTGAACCAGATAATCCATCTGCATCAATCTCTGCGGCAGTCTTATAAAGTTTTGGTGTTGCGTTGAATACTGACTTCTTTGCAACAAAGAACTTACCATCAGCAGGGTCGATACCAGCAAAGATTGCAGGCGCACCGTCCCATTTAACAGTCATGTTTACAGATGAACGTGATGCACCAGCCAACATATCTCTAAGAGAACGAACAAAGTTAATTGCTGCTCTGCCTCCTGGCACTCCGAAATTCAAGATTTCGTCTTCGATATGTTCTAGGTGTAGGTTCTTCCCACCTTTATCTTCAGTGAGATACCCCGAAAAGTTTAACATGTGGCACAGTTTCCATTCATACAAAAGTTATTACTATTCTATTTATAACGAAACTATGCTAGAACTTCATATCTGTGAACTTGTCGTACTTAGAATTCTGTCCTCTATCGAAAGCTGGTGTGTCATCCTGTCCACTATCAACTATATCAGATTGTGCTTCTTGTTCACAATCATACAGTTTCATCTTACTTCTATCAATACCTACTACAAATCTCTTGTTTGTACCCAAGTCATTGTAGCGATTCTTCAATTGTTTAACCATTAACTGGTTCAGTCCTTCCAACTCTTCAGTAGAGATTAGTGCAAACATTAAGTCAGCAGTTGCAGGCAAACCAAATGATTCTGAAGTATCTTCTAGTCCAACATCAGAGTTTGCAAAACCACCACGAGTCGTTTGGGTTGCAGTCATAATTGGTAGATTTGTTTCAACAGCAAGTCCACGAAGTTCTTCTGCAATCGCCTTGATGTAGAAGTATGAACCCACACTTGCGTTACCTTTGAATCGTGATGAACTACAAATATTCAAATAGTCAATAAAGATAATGTCTGGAGAAAATGATTTCTTTAGAGCAAGTTCTTTGATTAGACTACGGAAGTGTCCAGAGTGAGCAGATGCAGTTGGGTATTCTTTAATAACAAGTTTACCATTAGTCTTAGAATTAATCTTTTCAACCTTAGATTCAAACATCGCTTTAGGTAGATTGTGCAAATCTTCCATTGACACATTCATCAAGTTAGCATCAATACGTTCAGCGATACGTTCTTCTGCCATTTCCATAGTAATGTAAAGAACATTCTTACCTTGCATTAATGTAGAAGACGCCATGTGACACATGAACAATGATTTACCAACACCAGTACCAGCAAGGGCAACATTCAAAGTTTTGTTTGGAAGTCCACCTTTAGTAATCCTGTTGAAATAATCTAAGTCAAACTCTAGTTTCTCTTCTTTCTTATGATAGAATTCAAATCGTTCATCTGCATTCTCAATATAGTCGTGTCCAATATGTTGGTCAAAACCTACTGCAAGTGCTTCAGATAGAATAGATGGAATTGCTTCTTGAGTATGTTCCCTATCTTTACCCTCAATAATTTGAATACCAGATAGAATAGCATTGTATACTGCTTTGTCCTTACAGAACTTTTCAGTAGTAGTAACCAACCATTGCATATCAACTTCAGCATCTTTAAGAGATTCAATAACCTCTACAACTTTTTGAAATTCAGTTCCGTTTAAGTCTTTTCTATTATCAAGTTCGATAGACAAAGTTTCCTTTGTAGCCATTGCTTGATACTTATCCATAAAATTGTATATCTCTTCAAAGAGTATACGGTCAGTTTTGTCTTGAAAGTATTCACTCTTAATGAAAGGTAATACCCTACGGGCATAATTTTCATTATAGATTAAATTACTGAATATCGTCTTTTCTATCGTCATCGTCTGCATCTGTAAAACTGCCCTCATTTATATTATCATTAATCAAATCTTGTAGAATGTCTCCAATGAGATTGAAGAAATCATCATCGAAACATTCTTTACCTAGTCCATTA